GCACGTTCAAGATGGGCATGCAGTCGGGCGCTGTCGGCAAGCAGTCGCTGTACGCTGAATCGGCTAGCGAGCAGTGCGGGCAGATTCAAGCCGAACAGCCTTCACATATTATTTCGGATATTCCTAGCTGGGAGCGAGACATTCCAGAGTGGGCTAACTGGCTGGGTCAAGGGTTAGATGGTTCGTGGGAGGCATACGAGGATAAGCCCACTATGAATCACGATCACTGGAGTCATGAGATGCGCGGAATAAACCTTTGGAAATTCGAAGGAAAGCGCAATGAAGACTGGCGAAACACGCTGCAACCACGCCCAACGAGCACAGCCAAATGACCGAATACAACGAGCAGCGCTAAAAATTCAATCAAGGCCCGGTTTCAGGGCCTTTTTATTGCATAATGGATTTACACAAGATCGGTTGAGGGATGAAAATGCAAGAACTTCAGTGGTGCATGAGTCAGGGATATACGAATCAACAAGCGGCGGATCATCTTGGGGTCAATGAGCGGACTGTGCGTAGATGGAAGGAGAAGATGCGGCCGGAGACCAGCGCTAACGACGCACAGACTGTTGCGGATGGAAAGACTTTCGTTATTACGTCGGCAGTGAATGCGACCAAGGCTCACTCGGGATTCATGAAGTCGCTCGCCGTGTACTGTGAAGCTAAAGATGCTCAGCTAATCGTTATCCCTATCCGCTACAAAAACCCTACTCGCAAGAATGAAGTGGAAAATGACGAGTGGTGGGACTCTCGCGTATCGCCGTTCATTACCCATCAGCGCACCAAGATTTCCAAAGGTCTGGTTGTCCTGGCTGACATCAAGATCCAGCCAACAGCCATCAACCCGCTTCAAGGGTGGCTTACTGTGAGCGGCTCTGACTCAGCAATCATAGGTCACACCAAGATCGCGCTTAAGTCGGTCCCTACGCACGTTGGAGAGCCTGCAAAGCTGGTTATGACTACAGGTGCATGCACTGTTGAGCAATATAGCGATACCAACGCAGGGGCTCGAGGATCTTTCCACCACACAATGGGCGCGGTAGTCGTTGAGGTTGACGGCAGCAGCAACCACATGCGGCACATCTGCCCAGTCAAGGACGGTTCATTCATCGACTTGGATATGCGCTATACGCCAAAGGGTATCGAGGGTGCGCCAGAAGCAGAAGTGTTGACGATGGGAGACACACACGCAGAGCTTGCAGATAAGCGCGTGCTGGATGCAACCTATGAGCTTGCATGCCGTATCAAGCCACGCTCTATCGTTCAGCATGACGTTTTAAACTTCGGTTCTGCTGGGCACCACAACCGCTACTTCGAGAAGTTCCGCCGACATGTGACCAACACGTCTAGTGTCCTGCGAGAACTGGAGACTACGGCAAAGGTGCTTGACCGCATATCTACCTGGGCACCTAAAGTCGTTATGGTATCTAGCAATCACCACGACCACTTCGGTCAATGGCTGGAGAAGGCAGAGCACGCACACGACCTAGAGAACGCCATCGTCTATCACGAGACAAAGAGCGCCATGCTCCGCGCCATTCACGAAGGCAGCAGTTGCGACCCTTTTCGCTACTGGATGGATCGCATGATGTCGAATAGCTCTAACGTTCACTGGCTTAAGCCTGGCGAGTCGTTCAAAAAGCACGGCATCGAGTTTGGCTGGCATGGGCACGCAGGCCCAAACGGCGCACGAGGCTCTACGAAGGGGTTTGCGAACATGGGGGCCAAGGTTACCAAGGGTCACAGTCACGGAGCCGAGATCATCGACGGGGCTCACTCTGTCGGCTTGAGCGGTAAGATGGATATGGGCTATAACGTCGGCTCGCCTAGTGGCTGGACGCATACGCACGACATCACTTACGCGAACGGCAAGCGAACACTGATTCACTGCGTAAATGGTAAATTCTTTCGTTGATTTATCTTGACCGCGCTAACCACGCGGTCTAACCTTCACAAATACACACGCAGGAGGGTGGCATCATGTTTTATCTCGGCTTGTTCCTAATCGTTATAGTGATGGCTGCACTGTTCGTCTTCAGCTCGCTGCTGATAGGCGTCAGGATCACGACAATCATCTGGCTCACTGCAACGTTCGTAATGGCAGTGTTTGCTTTCGGGTTTTATCAATTTTCGGGTGGGACGTTATGATCGCAGTGATTATCAAGTGGGTAGCAGGACCACCTGCTCAATTCAAGGCAGGCCAGTTCATCGTTTACGAGTCTGGCGAGTATGAACTGATCGGCAGTTTTACGTCGCTCACCAAGACGCAGAAGATCGCCAAGCATACGACGCTGATTAAGGCGCATGAGTTGGAGTGGTTGCAGAGTATGGCTATCGAAAGATCGTTGGGAGTTAAGGCATGAGCGACCATTACGAGCTGACTACACTGCAAGACGTATTCGACAAGGTTCCAGCAGACAAGATTGAGCATTGCCTTCAAGAGATTGGCGAAGGCTTGGCAAAATCCAAGGCTATCGTTGATAGCATGAAGATCCTGATGGGTGACGCATGGACTGATTCAATGATGGGCATGCAATGGCCGATGACGTGGATTGATGACGACGGCAGCAACGGCAACATTCAGTTGTTCGATAAAGCATCAGGAGAACAACTCGGCTCAATCAAGCTGCACCTGAAGGAGTTTCAATGACAACCCTAATCGCAATCTACCTGGCAGTCGGGTTCTTCTCGTACTGGCCGGCCCTTTACAACTGGGATGCGTATGAACCTTGCGCCGAGGTTCGCTGGTATCACTTTATCGCTGCATGGGCTCTCTGGTGCGTCTGCTGGCCTATTCGTTACACGCAAGATGTCTGGTATTGGTGGAGGGCTAATCGGTGACTAAACCAGAATGGAAAGACGCTCCAGCATGGGCTAATTGGCTCGCACAAGATAAAGATGGATGGTGGGCTTGGTGGAATATCGTGCCTTTGGTGTGTGAGCGTGGAGAATGCTGGAATCAAGGCAAACCAATGGAAAATTGGGAGTATCTTGATATCCATGTCAGCGAAGTTGTTGGCGATTGGAAAGATAATCTAGAGGCCAGACCATGACCACAATCAACGACCTAGACCAAATCAACACAATGGCGATGATGACCATGTGCGAGCTTGGGTATGCGCGGTATGAGCGGTTTCGCGATTCGTTGCAGCTCAATGCGGATACAGAGGAAAAGCTGCAAAAGTTCGTCCATGACAACGCTGACCGTGAGCGAGAATTGGAGCTGCGAATAAAAGTCGCCCCGATGTACAAAGCTATGGCATAATAACCACAGTTGATGCCCCCCTCCATCGGCTGCTGTCTTTGCCCAACGTGTTCCGTCCGTTGGGCATTTTTTTTGCTTTCGGTTTGTGTATAATGGTCGCGTGACTGTATCTAGTGGTAGACGTAAATTACCTGTCGCAGCATGCAGGAACCTCGGCGAGATAGCATGCAGAAAGACTCGGTGCAAGGTGAGACGCAGGTAAGAAGTAGCAGTCCAGATAGGCTTAGGGTTATCGAAAGGCCGGATACGACTCACGGCAATCATCGGGCGATTCAGTTCGCCTGATCTGTCGCCGGCACAGACTGAAGCAATACGCGCCCTCTTAACCGAGGGCTTTTTATTGCCAACCAAAAAGTGATATCACAAAGCTACCGAACCAAAAATGATATCCTTGTTCCAATGTTTACATTCCTCAAACCCTAGACAATCATGAAGCCATCAAAAATGCCTGACTCTCCAAACGGCTGGTTTACGCTGTTATCGAATATGCCAGGACCACTTCAGGCATTCGGCGCAGCTATCATCACTGCGGTTCTCCGCGTCTACTATGACAAATCAGAGACCAGTTGGCAGCGCGTAGGTCTGGAGGGTGCGCTATGTGCCTGCCTAGCTACCGGGCTGTCTATGGTCAGCGCCTACTTCGGCCTGCCCGAAAACTCAGGCGTGTTCATCGGCACATTCGTTGGTTTCATTGGCGTCATTAAGTTCCGTGAGTACATGGGCAGGCTGCTGGATAAGCGGACCGACTGATAGCGCGTGGTAAGATAGCCTCCTATATGGAGGCTTTTTTATGGCTAATCGGGAAATGATTCACACGGGTGACAAGGTTACGGGTAGGGGTAGATCTCGAACGTTCGAGACGCCTGATGATCTGCGCGAAGCTTGCCTTGAGTATCTAGAGTGGGCAGACCATAACCCGCTGATTGAAGAAAAGCACTTCTGCGCTCAAGGCCAGATCTTTACGGCTGAGCTGAAGAAGCCTCGCGCAGTCACCATCGTCGGCCTATGCTTATTCCTCGGCATTCACCGTCACACCTGGCAGAACTACCGTATCAGTGACGAGTTCGACCTTGTGTGCGACGAGATTGAAGACCGCATGAAGCAGTACAAGTTCGAAAACGCCGTCGCTGGGCTCATGAACCCGACGCTGATTGCGCGGGATATCGGCCTGGTTGAGAAGTCTAGCGTTGATCTGACTAGCGGCGATGGCACCATGTCCCCTCAGCAACTGACCTTCAACATCATTAAGCCTAAAGATGCAGTTTGATATCTCGTCGGCCTACCTTCCGTTCGTTGACCTTGAGAATGTAGCTACAAGGCGCGAACTGCTGCGCGATGCCCGCTATCACATCATGGAGGGTGGGCGCGGTGGGGGCAAATCCCACTTCATCGCTGAGCTGCTGGTCGTTGAGGGCTATCTACAGCCTCAGCGCATCCTCTGTACGCGCCAGATCCAGAAATCGATCAAGGCGTCGGTTCTCCAGCTCCTGGCCGACAAGATTGACAAGCTTGGTCTGTCTTGGTTCTACGATGTGCAGCGTACACAGATCGTTGGCAAGAATGGCACCGTGTTTCTGTTTGAGGGTTTGCAATCCAACATCGATAGCATCAAGTCTATGGAAGGTATTACTCGAGTATGGATCGAGGAGGCACACGGCGTTGTTGACGACTCATGGGCCGTTCTGATCCCTTCCATCCGTGGCGCCGGCTCGAAGTTCATTATCTCGATGAACCCTGGCAACATCATGGACGCGAGCTATGTTCGCTTCGTCGCCAATCCGCCGACTAGCAGCATTCATCGTAAAATCAACTACGACGCCAACCCGTTCTTTCCTGAAGTGCTAGAGACTGAGCGCCTAGAGTGCCTGAGCCGATTCCCTGATGCCTATCCGCACATCTGGCTAGGCGAGCCAACGGCAGACAGCGAGCATGCAATCATCAAGCCTTCGTGGATTCAGGCAGCCATCGATGCGCACATTGTGCTGGGCTTCAAGCCAGAAGGCATCAAGGTTGTAGGCATGGACGTAGCGGACGAGGGTGCCGACAGTAACGCAATGACTGCCCGTCACGGATCGGTAGTATTCGACCTTGAGGAGTGGCGGAAGGGTGACGTGATATTCAGTGCTAACAAAGCGTTCGCCTATGCCGATCTAAACGGATTCGACCAGCTTACCTACGACTCTATTGGTGTAGGTGCTGGCGTGAAGGCTGAGACGAACCGGCTCATGGATCAGCGCCAGTCGTCCAGGCAGATGCAGGTATCGGGCTTCAACGCTGGTGGCGCAGTCGTTCAGCCGGAGACTGATTACATGGTCGGCAAGAAGAACAAGGACATGTTCTCGAACATCAAGGCTCAGGCCTGGTGGCAGATGCGCGACCGCTTCAGCAAGACCTACAAGGCCGTCAGAGAGGGCGCAGACTATCCGCCTGACGAGCTTATCAGTCTGTCGTCAACGCTTCCCCATCTTGAGCAGCTTAAGGCTGAGCTATCACGACCGATGGTTGACTACGACAACAACGGGCGCGCAAAGGTCGAGAGCAAAAAGGACATGGCTAAGCGTGGGATTCCTTCGCCTAACTTGGCCGACTCGTTGATCATGGCGTTTGCGCCTACTGAGAGTAATGGTGGCGGCGTATTCCTACCTGCCCGCCTGAGACGCTGACAACTGTTCTCCGGAGAATCATTTGACGAGAGTCGAATAGACCGCTATATTCGGCTCACTTACCAGGAGGGCAACAAATGAACGACGAATACAGCTTGATGGCGGTCAATGCGATTTCTCACGCAGCATCTATCGCGCAACAACAGATCGTTGATTACTGCACGCAGCCAAGCGTTCTTTATCGTCCACGCCTAAGCATTGACGGAAATCAGTGGTGCGCACTGTATGGGGAAGACCTGCAAAACGGTGTTGCTGGGTTCGGTGATTCACCTCAGCGCGCAATCTGGGACTTCGACAAAAATTGGAACAAGGTGCTCTAACATGGCTACTGAAAAAGAGAAGGCGTTGATTCAAGAGATCACTGATCTGGCAATGGAGATGGGCGATGGTGACTACAATGTGTGCTGTGATTACCACGGCCACATCCATGCATTCGACGCTCGGATTGCACTGAAAGGCTCAAGCGATTGGGTTTACTATGGTGACACTGTTTATCTCAGCGGAAGAAAAGAAATTTGGACCGCTGGCGATGCAGTACGCGCACTAAATGAAATTCTTGCAACAGTAAAACAATATCACCCAGCATTCGACGCGGACGGGGTTAAGTTATGAGTAAGGTTGATTGGAGTTTGGCGCCGGAAGGGGCAACGCATTATTGCGATGGCGCCATGAGTGGTTTTTGGCGAGACTTGAGCGAGCGCACATGGAAGTTCTTTCGAGACTCGGATAGAACTTGGCACGATAGCGGCGATAAGACTAGTTCGCTTATGCATAACAGTATCGGTCTTACGTTGATTCCGCGACCACAACCTAAACCATGGTCAGGCCCGGAAGATGGATTGCCGCCAGTGGGATTGCCAGTCAAGAGGGTATATTCATACGGAGCTAATAAACTTATTGATAGCAAGGTGTTGGCGCACTCTCCTTGTGGAAAATACGGAGCATATGCAGATGAGTGCGGCATGAATTGGGCGGGCGCAATGGCATTCCGCGCAATCAAAACACCAGAGCAGATCGCCGAAGACCAGCGCGAAACCGCCATCCGCGAACTAATGGACATCGCACAAGTAGATTGCCGCGTGACTGCTGCTCGGTTGGTTGATGCTGGGTTTAAGCGGGAGGTGGTGTGATGGGTTGGCCAGAAGTAGCTAACGCCGCGATTAACCTAGCTGCACTAGTTCTAATAATCTGGATAATCTTCGGCTAGCTTGACTTTCCAATAAACACCATCCCCCAACTGTCCACGATCCATAAACCGTGGACAGTTGCGTTTTGGTGTTTTTCTATTTGTCAAGTCCTTGACGAATGCCAAAATGACGCCTATTCTCCAATCACACACAGGAGATGCAGCCATGAAATACCTCGCACAGATCAACATCAAAAACAACGGCGGCTGCTACAAGTTCAGTTCCGACAGCCTTGACGAGATCCGTGCCTGGGCTAAGAAGACCGGCAAGGAAGGAGATACCCTGCTGATCCTCAAGAATGGCGACAAGATGGGTAATGCTCGCACGTTTACCCTGTGAGCTTTGCTAGATTGGCCGCCTTGTTCCGGTTGGCTCTAGCCATGATCGCGCTAGACAGCGGATTACCTTTCTCGTCAACCAAAATTTCCACCGTGGAACATTTGCAGTTGCACGCGTCCTTTGCGTGCGACCAAAACTCCCTTTGCTCTTGAGTGGTATGAAGCGTGCCATGCCTTTTCGCGTGAGTAATGCGAGTGGTCGGGCTGAACGCGCTTATGTGGAGCTGAAGAGTTCTAATGCCTAGATCGGCTGTCGCTTGATCCGCCTCATCCATCCTCGCACGTCTCAGAGCCCCCGGCACCTCAGTGCGCGCAATCAAATTCGCTCTCGTCTTGCTCAGGCTAGTAGCGTCCTGCAAGTCCTGACTGATCGCCCGTGGATTCTTGCCAAGAGCCATGCCTTCACTCAGCGTCCTCCGCATCACATCCTTGGTGCGGTTACTCAGGTTCTTCATTTCCTCAAACTCACGCGCACGCAAGAGGCCGATACGCTTCCTGTAGGGCTCGCTGTTTAGGATCGAGTCGAGAGCTGGCCTGGAGCGCGCATAGGCCTCACTCTGGATCGTAAGGTTGGCATGGCTCTGTGCTGTGCCTTGAATCGCGGCTGGAATAACATAAGCATTTAGAAACCAGAGATTTTGCTCGCCACCCTGGAGCAAGATGCTTTCGATCATCGCCTGAATTTCTTCGTTCATGGACGCCAGAATCTCAGGTGACAGCAGCCACTCGTAACGGGTCGCGTTAACCTCAAGCAGTGCAGAGTTGATCGTGACAATCGTGTAGCGTTGACGGTCTAGGATCTCGCGCATGTTCCGGTAGATTAGGTTCATGCGTTTGGCGAAGTCGTTGATAGCGCCCCTCTCTTTGGAGTCGGCGCCGGTTGGGTCTTGCTCATTTCTTGGGATGATTGCTTGGGCGACCATTTAAACCTCTGAATTAGAAAAGGCCCCGTAGGGCCTTGATTATTGCACGGTTGCCGGATCTTCTGGCGGGGCGATGTCAGGCAATGGCTCAAGCTCAACCTCCGCATCATAACCAGCGGCAACTCGAATCTCGTCAACGTTAAATACTGGCTGGCCCGAACTGAGCATCTGCGCATTGACTTCGGACATGGTTTTGGCGTTCAGAAGTTTCTCAGCGTCAGTCGATTCAGTCAGCTCGTCCCACATGACTTCATAGTCTTCGCGGAACTCAATCACCCCGTGCTCCATCATCCAGTCAACGACTAGACGGGAGTTCGGTCCTACTTCGTTTTCTCGACGACTCTGGCCGAAGCGGTTGAATGCCTTAACGTCTTCGTTGCTTGCAAGCGTACCAGTCTGACGGCCAACAATGATTGTCGATGGCACCTGCATGCCGGCGCCAGTTTCTTGCAAGTTGACTTCGAACGGCTTTTCAGGATCTGGAACTACCGATGCAATTGTTTCAACAACACCACCCTGAGTAACGATTGCAGAGTCGATGCCGCGCGAGACACCCTGTACCACCTCGTTGTATAGCTCGCCTATCTGGCCGGGTTGCAAGCCGTGGGCTCTGGCCAACTGCGACAAATCTGCGGTGGCATCAAACCCGATATGCAAGGCGCGAGCAGCCGCTTTAATGTACGCCTCGCCCGATCCACCAGTAATTTTCTGGATCGAGATAAGCGAGTTAAGTACGGGCTCGAAAATTGACTCTGGCTCAGTGATCGAACCGAAGATAATCACGCGGCTAGGGTGCATCTCCACGAGTCGTGGCGAATCACCCACAGCCTCGCTATGCTCGCGGTAGGTATACATCAGTGGCTGACCGTATGTTGGGCT